CCCAAGCAGTAATTATCTTTATACCTGTCTTAATTATACCTTTATTCTTTGGATCGCTGAGAAAATCTAATACAAACCAAGTTGCAACAGACTTCACCAACCACATAAATGGTCCAAGCAACTTCTCCAACCAGGTAAGTTTCATCCCAGTTGGCGGTGCCTTAGCACCTTTATCTAAGTCCTTATCCTTTACTCTACCTTTCTCTATTCTATCTTCTAGTGCTTTATCTTTCTTCAGTTGCTGTTGCTGAGCAGTTACTCCACCAGTCAGTAGTTGTTGACTAAGTGCCATTTGACTGGCAAGGATGTTACCAATATCTTCCACAACAAAACCCATCCTAGTCACTGCTGTCGTCATCGCAGCAATAGGATTAGAGGTACCGCCTCCCGTCTTTGGAGGGAGGAAGGATCTAATTTTTACGGGTTTTGTTGTTGCCATTAAAGTGACTGACCTTTGGACGCTGCCCTTTGACGGGACTCTTCTTCACGTAAATGACGAATCAGCATATTAACGTACACGTCCCGCTCCCACGGCATCATATTCTCCAACTCAGTTAGACTGTATTTGTGATGTTGCATCAATGCAAAGTTCACTTCAAACAGATTGATCAGAGAATCGTGGGCGAGGGCTACGCGAAAAAAGCTGCCATCCCCTCAAGAACGACTTCACTCTTCACTTCGGTCTTCGGATTGAACACCTCAATAGTATGTCTAAGTTTAGGCATACTCTCAAAGAAACCTTGTACCTTCTGGAACTGAGTAGAGTTCATACCTTCAAAGAACTCAATGAGTTCTGCTTTCTTGTATGCTTTTGCGTCTTCAATCTCTTCGCCATTGGCAATTTGATCTACGCAGTCAGCAGCAAGTTGGAAGATGTCTTCTAAACCAGGGTTCTCAGAGAGGTTAGTCTTAACAAAGGTATCAATAGAAGGATACTTCATAACCAAGGTAACATCGTCAGTGATCTTGACTTTGTTAGTGTGTTCATCAGGTACCTGTACTTCAACCTCGTCAAGGTTTACTTCAACGTCAACCTGAGTTTCACCATCGTCAGGGCAAGTGAGTTTGAACTCACTAACTTCACCGACAGACTTAGCACGAATCTTCAGGAACAGATATTCAATATCAAAGGTAGCAAGGGTGTCTACCTTCTTCACACTGGTACAATTTTTGATAATCTCTTTGACTGCTTTGACCATCTCTTTCTGGTCGCCAGTTTCCATTGCAATGTAAAGCAACTTCTCTTCGCGAACCAGGAAAGGACGGTACGTTACCTTCTGACCGAAGGGCAGTACACATTCATACTCAGGCACCACCAGCGTGGGCAAAGGCATAGGCATAATTTTAAGACCAATTCAGTTGTAACTATTTAGAGACTATCTGAAGATGCTACTCAGACTATCAGCAACGTCAGAAATAGCATTGATAGTTCTATCAACTCCAGCAAGAGTGTTGTTGATGTTATTAAAAATGTTGTTAGATGTTGATGGTGCTCCACCAACAGGTTGGTTGAACAAGTCTGGTGCTGCACCCTCGGTGATAATATCTTCTGTCCAATCACCTTGGCTCTTAATGTAAGTACCCATACGGAAACGTTCAACATAGAACTGAACATCCAACCTCATCAGGCTTGTCTGTTCATTGTTGAATGTCATTGCACCAACATTGTATGGGAAGCATCCAACTGCTCTCCATTGTGCTGTAATCTTATTGTGTCTGATGTTTTGAACACCACGATCAGCATCATAAGTTCTGGTCACTAGGTTGGATCCAGGTTCCCACTTATTAATGATGATGTCAGTCACATAGTTGTCATAGAAGAGACTTCTGTTCTCAGTGTCCCTAGAGATTGTGTTGATCCATCTTTCAAAGAACGATCTGTGCCACTGATTCTTAGTGACAAGGAACGAGATCGTAAGTTCTTGAGGAGTTTGTTGCGTTGCATATCTTCTCATCGAACCGAAGTTGGTAACCTCACCTGTCATCAGGTTACGAGAGGGAACCTGCACACTATCAGCAAAATAATCGATTGCTTCAAACACACCCTGCGGACCACCGTATTCCCAAATGATCTCGCGTGCAAATTGGGGAATGCCCATCTGCACACTAAACATATTGGAGCGAGATGGTTCATACTGACCAGTCGCAACCAGGTTCTTAAATCTTGTGAATGAGATTGACATTAAGCAAACCGATAGACTAATTGAGATGGAACATCTATGTTCCTGCCGTTCACTGTACTTACAAACTGTTCACAGGGTATCAAACCCACATCAGACCACTCAGAAATCGGCACGTCGAATGTAGGAGAGAGTACATTAGAGCGTAAGTATTTATGGTAAGTAACGGGGGGTATGTCAAGTACACCTCCCTGTAGGGACTCACCCAGCCCTGAACGTCCTGCTGGTGGTAGGTAATGAAGGTTTGCACCCCAGAATCTAGTGCCATCTTCACCTAGCACATACACTAGAGGATATCTATCCCAGAACTGCATCCTCTCACCATAGGTAGCATTGTACCTAAAGAAGATCATCTTCCCGACCTGAGGGGTACCTGCTTGTAATGCGTACTGAAAGTTACTACGCCACCACTCTTTTTTCTGAGCCTTACCTTCAGATAGATCTCGGATGTCTTCAAACAGACTCATACTAGCAATTCCTTTTCTGTGAGGACCATAAACTTCATTTTTCTGTCATCACAATACTCTCTTGCTGCTTTCCACTTCGCCTGATTGACAGCATAGGTTTTGATTTCATTCAAGTAAGTCTTAGTTACCTTAGACTTTTTCTTGGGTTCTCTAGTCTGCGCGAGCGGTTTAACTTCGATAATGAACTTCTCAGTCCTTCCGTTCCTGGTCCGTGCTCGGACGTAGAAGTCTGGAAAATAGCGATGAACCCTACTATCAATAGGACTAACGTAGGGGATAATAATTTCTTCACTGCCCCACTCAACGACGTTTTCATTTCGATCACACCATACCATAAGTTTTCGTTCCCACAAAGACCTATAAATAATGTTTGTAGGATCACCTTTGTATTTGCCTGGGTTACTGGGTTTGAACTTTCCTGAATAACTTTTCTGAGGCATATGGCAGAAGCTCCATTAGTATATCCCCGTTCAATCCCTACCCAGGTGCGGGCAGGTGACTCTTCATCGTCTAGTATCAGAGACTTCGATAGCTTTGGTACTAAGGTTGTTGACTACCTGAAGATCAAAGTATATCGAAGTGCCGAAGGGAACCCATACTCCTATATGGGAGGTCAAGGTTCATCTACTGAGGGTGCTCTTTATAAAACTATTTATTTATATCTACCTCAGGGTTTGAAAGAAGAGTATGGTGCACAGTATAACAGAGCTGCACTAGGTGCTGGTGGTCTTGGTGCCATCAAAGCAGCCAGCACGATTGCAGGCAAAGGTGCCAACAAACCAGAAGACTTGACAAACATCATTCAAACGACCGCAGGTTCAATGAAACCAGAAGCGGTTATGAATGCTGTTGCTGCTGCTGTAGGCACTGTTAACTCTGCCGTTGGTCTTGGTAGCAGTGTTGATGCTAACACCCTTGCTGCTCTGACCACCAAGAAGATCTTCAACCCGTACGAAGAGACGACATTCAGAGGTACAAACTATAGGTCACACCAATTCAACTTCAAGTGTCAACCAAGAAACGCAAAGGAGTCTGAAGAACTATACAAAATCATCCACTGCTTGCGTCTTGCAATGCTGCCAGGTATGAATGATGGTACCGAAGAAGAATTCTTCCAACAATCAGGATTCAATGCAGGAATTGCAGGTGTTGTAGGGAACGCTGCAGAGACTGCTGCTGGTAGTGGTAGATGGTTGACTATCCCAGACTACTTCCGTATTGAAGTCATTCGTGTTGAGGGTAAACCCAGTGACTCTGGAGACCTTGAGGTTACTGCAGGTCAACCCAATGCACTCAAAAGAATTATGCGCTTCCCTGTGAAGATGGTGTTGACTAATATGAGTGTTGACCTGACACCAGATGGTCCCTACAACTCACTAAAGGATGCTCTTGATAGTGCTATTGATTATGGTCCTGCAGCATTCAACCTGTCACTCTCCTTCGACGAGACTGCATTCCTCACTAAAGAATCATTCAGCGGATTTTAATGGCATACTTCAAATATCTACCTAAGGTTTACATTCGTAACAAGGCTGCCCTTGCTGGTCAGCAACCTTACGAACTTGCAGTAAACATCTTCCGCAGAATCAAAATTCGGGATAGTCTGCAGGGTGCTCTGTTGGGTTTCACTCAACTAGAAATTCCTGAAGGTGTACGACCAGATCAAATCGCATACGATTACTATAAAGATCCTGGTCTTGATTGGGTTATTCTTCTAGTCAACAACATCATCAACGTCAATGAAGATTGGCCGATGAACAGAGAAGAACTTAGGGCATATGTTCAGGACAAGTATGATTCTATTGAAGGAATCAAACACTACGAAACTAAGGAACAAAAACTTCCTGACGGTACTATCCTTCTTCCTGAAGGACTACAGGTAGATGAGGAGTTCCAGTATATCAAAGCAGATGGTAGCATTGTTCCCAAGTCAGAGTCCAGATCACCCATTTCATATTACCAATATGAAAGCAATGTTAATGAACTAAAAAGAAATATCTATCTACTTCGTCCTCTGTACATCAACGACTTTATTGCAGAGTTCAAAGCACTATGTCAGTATCTGCCCCACGCAGAAGTTGATGAAGCTGGAAACAAAAAGACCCCCGTCACACTGGCGGAGGAGTTCATTGGTCTTCCCAGATATAACAAACCAAGACAGTCTTCTGCGTCTACTGGTTCTGCTTCTGGTGGTGGTTCTTCTACTGCACTGATCACATCTACTGGTACCAGTGCTGCTGCTGTTGGTACTGCTGGTACTGCTGCTGTGATCACAACTACAAGTTCCACAGCAACCACAAGCACATCAACATCTACAAGTACATCCACATCAACTTCCAGTACATCGGGATCTAGCAGTGGCAGTAGCGGTAGCACTTACACAGGTAGTGGTGGGTACTAAACCTTAATTTAGAAGCACCAATTTTTCGACTTGTAAATGTAACAGGGCACTCCGTGTTGGTTGTGCTCGTTCGGAGTGAAGTATGGTCCGTTGTTGTAATGGTGATGGTGATGGTGATGATGTCGTCTTGGTTTTACTGGAGTGTACCAGCAATTCCAAGACATAAACATCGGATCATACACACAGTGAGATGGTTTGACTTCCCTCTCCCCGTCAGTGATACGGTGACGGTGACCTGCTAATGCGGGTCCAGGGATCAGCAGTGCTGCCAGTAGGAGAGGGAAATACTTCAAAGGGTTACCTCGTTGCCGTGTCTTGTACCTATTGTACCACGAACGAACACATCAAAGGCAATGCAATAGCGACAGTTTCCAGATTGGTTTTGGTCTGCCTTGTGCATCAACTGTGATGGGAACACAAAAAGTGATCCAGGTTCGGGTACCATTCGGTGATGTTTTGCAGTGGCATTGACAAATCCAGTGGTGTCTGGTTCCAAGATAGGAAGAAAACAGTTTGGATATGTACCTGTCTTATCGAAGATAAGATCACCACTCTCAGGGTTGCATTCTATGTAGTAGACTCCACTCCAAATAGCATTGGTATGTGTGTGGAAATCTGAATAGTCACCAGGGAAATGAAGAACAATCCAAGATCTTACGATCTCAATCTCTACGTGAGGGGATACGAGAAGATTATTGTAGCAGTAGTTCTTTACTGCTGACAGGATATGTTCTTTTAGTTCTGGATTAGATTCCAGAATTTGTTTGTTGGCAGAGATGCTCTTTGAATCACCCCAAGCACCCATCCGTTCATACATTTCCCTCTCTACAAAATCAAGGGTCCCCTCAGGGACCCCGATATTTTCTTCATAAACAGGAACTGGGAATAGTTCGTGTATCATCTCACTCTTCAGCGAGTTTAGCGAAGTAACTCAGTGCGTCATCTTCTTCAGTGCTTCCTCCAACCGATGCATTTTTTGCAACTGAGAAGGAGTCAACATCCTCTTTCCAGGATGAGGCACTAGCGGTAATGTCTGGGGCGTTGAAGGACTCGTCTTCTGCGGTCTCGGCATCGTAGCGTGGTTGAACACTCTTGCCAAGGACAGTTTGAAGGCGACCATCCAGTTCTTCGTAGGACTTGAAGTTGGAATCATCGGTGTATTCCGCCAGAGAGTACGTGTTGTTGTACACCTCCTCCAGCTGTTCGTCGTCGAATCCACCCAGGGTACCAGGAGTAGCAAAGGTGGAGTCGTCGTAGTTCCAGTAACCAGCGACCTGCTTGATCTTCAGCTTGAAATCAGCACCAGTCCAGAGATCGAACGGGTCAATAGCGGGTTGCGGATCATAATCATTCTCGTCGGGTTGCATACGAGCGGTAATCTTATCAAAGATACGCTTACCGAACTTATACAGGAAGACTTTGCCTTCGTTCTCTGGGTTCAGAGGGTCTTTGCAGACATAAATGTTAGCGTAGTAGGACAACTTGCGCTTCTGCTTACGAGCGATGTCTTTGTCAGACTCGCGACCAGCATTCCACAGAGTAGAATTGTGAGCGCATACAGGGCACTTCTCTCCTTTGGTTGTCGGGCAGTTCTCGATCAACCAACCACCTGGTCCTTGGAATGCGTGACTCCAGACCTGTGCCCAAGGCAGGTCGCTATCACCTTTGTTAGGGAGGAAGCGAATGATGGCAAATCCGTTACCAGATTTGTCAACCCCAGGTTTCCACAGACGGTCGTCGGTTTGCTTGCCGCCGCTGTTCATCTTCTCAAGTTCTTTGGTGAGCTTGTTCAGATTGGAACCAGAGGATTTTTTAAGGGATGCGAAAGACATAAGTGTGTTCGTGTTTTAGTGTGTTGTGTTTTTGTACTACCCAGATAGGGTAACACTTCTATTTAGTGCTGTCAAGTTCCTTTTTCCAGGACTTGAGACGCTTCTCCATATCATCCAGGACATCGGTAATCAACTTACCGCCGCTGTACATATGGGTCATTTGGTCGATGCGGATCTTGATCTCCGCTGCTTCTTGGTCCTCCAATGCCATCAGAGAAAGTCTACCATAGAAAAGTTTTTGTTTGGCAACCAATGCCATTGTCTTTTCCAGGTGCTCTGCCTTCTCGTCTTGGGTCATCGAGGGGAAGCGAATTGAAATATCATACAGGTCTTTGTATAGACTCTGCATATCTACCAGTTCCTGTCGTACGACTTCCGACTGATAAAACGGTTCGCTCATAGCGGTAACACTCCTCTTGACGTTTTTTTAACGTAGTTAAGTTGTTGAGCGTTGTACTTGATCTTATCTTTGAGGGGTCTTGAAATCAATTTGTTGACTGTCTCCACCTCAATGTCGAACTCGTCACAGACAACTACGACTGCATCGATATAATTCACCAGACCATTGCTGTTCTTCACCACTTCCTCTACAAGAGAGGAAAATTTCGTTTGAGTCATAAATTTGTCTTGGAATTCTTTCATTGATAGGCACTATTGAAGTCGTGAATGTATTCGTGGAGCAGTTTATATAATTGATCCAAGTTTCTCTTCTCGATCACCTGTACACTGCCATCTTCTACGGCAATGATAGTGACAACCTTCTCAACTGCAACGCCACAACGTTCGTAATACATTGCAGCGTACGCTGTCTCTTGAACAAAATAGTTCTCGATCCAGGATTCTTGTTTGGGTTTCGTAGAAGTCTTGAAGTCAATCACAGCAAGCTCTCCATCGAACTCTGCTATGCAGTCAACACGACCAGCAATACGCAAATGATCACTGTAGAGAGGAGCTTCCAGCAAGTGAATGCGGTTGATCCTATCCAGCGTCGAACGGGAGGACTTAAAAAGATAAGTAGCAAGAGGATTTTTATCATCCTTTGGCACCTCTTCGTTCTTCAGGTAACATTCTACCATAGAATGATACTTGTTTCCACGAGCAGATGCACGACCAGAGATCTTATTCGCTTGCTCTTCACCGACACGCTTCCTCCATTTAATAATAGAGTCTTTCTTTCGGTGACTGGTAACCGTCGTGATGGACGGGTACCATCTACCTTCACTAACTTCATAAAGACGAAGACCGCTATCTTTAGTAACGGAGTTCAATTCAGTTAGTGGAACAGGAGGTCCCACTAATTCAAACATAATCAATACCCAAGGTTAATTTTGCTGATCAGGTACTCGCGTACGAGACCAGATCTAACGATGTCTTCGATACCAAACTCTACACATTCAAACGAAGGCATCGTCTGAAGGATACGCATAAAATCTAGGACACCATTCTTCTCATTGCTCTTTACGAGGTCGGACTGCGTGTAGTCACCACTGAAGATGATCTTAGAGTTTTGTCCAACACGAGTAATGATACTATCAAGTTCGTGGAAATTCAAGTTGGAAAACTCATCAACAATAATGATGCAGTTGTCCAGCGTGGTACCACGGATGAAAGAAGTTGACCAGAAAGATACCGTCTCCTGAGACCTAAGATTATCATAGAGCATATCAAATGCTGAGTCATCAGGCATCTCAAACATATACCTAACCATATTCTTGTACGGAATCTGGTACAGGTTGCTCTTATCTTCGTGGTCTCCAGGAAGGAAACCAATCTCGCGGGTAGGAACAAGAGAACGTACCATATATACCTTCTCATAGGGAGAAGATGGTTCTAGTACATCCTTAAGTGCAAGGTACAAACTGATAAAGGTCTTACCAGTACCAGCGCAACCGTGAAGAACGAGGTTCTTACCCTCAGCATACGAATTGAATACTGTTTCCTGGTTGTCAGTAAGAGGTTCAATCGTCTTGAGATGATCAAGATTGATTGGTTTCTTTCTTCGCATCTGCTTTGCTGTCATAGGAGTCTTACGCTTTCCTCTAGGTGCAGGCATAATCAAGTAAATCTACTAAGGTTTGCTCCAGGGTGTGCCTTCTGGATCTTTTGCATCACGCTCTTGAATCCTTCAGACTGTTTCGGTTTACCGTAGACGGTAGCAACGTTCTGGTTCCCGAAGTATCGTTCCAACTCGGGATGTTCTTCTTTGTATTTATCGAGATCGTGGATCGACATAAAGTTTGTCGTGATCTCTCCTGTTTCTTTGTTGATCCAATCGTAGCTAGGCATTAATCTTTGTCCTTGTTGTTGCGAATTTCCTCTGTAAGTTTATCTATACGTTTGAGGTCTCGTTTTAGTTGTCTTTTCATTGACTGTGCCATCCACCACATCCTTGCCTTGATCCAAGCAAACTTAATCTCCAACTCAATGTAGTAGATCAGTTTCCAAAACTCTTCTACGCTGTACATAGCGATGAAAAGGATGATCAGAATGACAAGGATGTAGGTGAGAAGCATCAGTCAATCCTCAATGATGGGGCAAGACAATCACAGTCATCCAGTTGCTCGGTGCAACCACAGTCATCTTCACACCATCCAAGTGCTTCAGAAACAGTGGGGAACTTACAAATGAAATGCTGCTTAGCAAGTTCAGCGATGTCCATATGCTCCTTCTGGGTACCATTAGCAGACCTCAGGGAGATATAATGGATCCACGACCTGCAAGATCCCGTCATATAGATTTTAGTGGGCGTGGCGAGAGGAAGCACCATCCTTGCACACTCCTTTGCGATTCCCATCTCAAGCATATGCTTGTAGATATCCATACCACTTTGGAAGTGTCGCTTGATAGTGATCTCCAGTTCTTGCTTAACGAAAGGATCGACATCATCAATAGAGTTCTGACGGTTCTTTGTATCCTGACGACGAAGATCGAACAGAGGAATCTCATCTGCCAAGAGAGAACTGTCAGCATACCGCTGGGAAAACTCTTGATATGTGAACGAACGGTGACGCAAAATTTGAGCTGCGATTGCTCTGGTAGTGTTGATCTCCAGTGTCATCGTTGCTTGCTCGAACACAGACCAGTGGTTGTGTTTGATGCAATACTTCAGAAGACCTGCAACGTTTGGGTTGTCCTGGTTGGAAGGATTGCTCACACGAGCAATGTAACCCATAGTTTTTTCAGCGTCAGGAGTGACAGATACGAAGCAGACTTTTGTCATTTCAGTAGTTTAATAATAATAGTGATACACATTGCTTGGAAGTAGTTGATTGCTTTCCATCCAAAGATGGCAGGCAGTGACCAGTTCCAAGCAAACATTAGCACAAGTGGAAGTGCAAATACGGTACCAATAAAGGCACCTACCATCTCAGGTGTTACTACCTGCTCAACCTCCTCTTGAGTTTCTTCAGCACTCTCTTCGGGTGCTTTAGTTCCAAACGTGTAGATACTCATTTTTTCTTTGGTGGTTCCCATATCTTTGGATTAACTCTCCCCTCTGCTTGTGTGATTGAGATAAGTCCTTCCCGATATCGATCCCAATAATAATCAAATGCTTCCACTCGCTTCTTAGGCATCACCAGATCGTGAAAGGTAACACCATTATCGACGTAGGTTACCAAGAATGCTGTGACTGGAAGAGTTTTATCATTGGCATCTTCGGGGTTGCAATTCTGTTTAATAAACCTCAAGATCTATTCCCCCACTGAATAGAAGGAAACGCTTCCTTCACTACAGCGAGGGTGATTCGGTACTTCTTTTGCAGTTGCTTATCCTTGACCAAGCAGACAACTTCTGCTTCGTCCTTGTACAGACCTTCCAGCATCTGAAGAAACATATTCTCCTTCTTGATACTAGGAACATTGTCGGCACCACCCTTGATGAAGTAGAAGAACTTACGTGCTTCATTCTCTAGACGGGTATGCTCAGTCCCCAGGGGTGCTGGGTTAGGGGTATAGGGTACCTCACCCTCGGGCAGAATAGAGATCACGCTGTCATCATAGTTCCAGATAAACAGGGATCGCAGTGCTTGACTGTTGTTATCCTGCAGGATTTTGATTTTTTCTGCCTTGGTCTTGGCATTGTGTGCTTTCTGCAGCACTTCAGAAATCAGTAGTTTCATCGTTAAAATTCACTTACGTAATGTAGCAGATCAGTCAATTGCTTTTCCATAAAATATGGGTAAAGCATTCCTCTTACTGGAGGAACATTAGACTCATAGTTATCTATAATCTTTTCACTGATCTCTTTTGGAATGAAATCAAAATCAATCAGTCGTTGATTACGCAGATACTGTTGCATCAACTCATCGTTTGGACAAAAGTCTTCTGGAGATTGTGTTACCCACCTAGCAATCTTAACCTTTGCCAGGGGTTTCTGTCTACGTCCTTCTACCAGACAACTATCATCTGAAAGGAAGTTGGGAATACCATCACTCCTATCACCCTTGAGAACGTGCTCAGCGATATACATCTTAGGATCTAGACCTTCGATGTATTTCTTGAGGCAAGGATTGTACTGGGTAACATACCCGTACCGCTTGAGTTGAATGAAGTCTTTGTCACCAGACAAGATCAAAGTCTTGACTGGGGGTTGCATATTGTTTTGCAACCTGATGTTAGCAAGACCCTGATGCTTACACAGGACAGCAATGATGTCGTCTGCTTCGGCACCATCAATCTCCATAACTTTGTATGGAAGATTATTTTTGAATTCTGCTTTCAGTGTGTTGAGAAGGTCAAAGATGTTATCCCAGTTGTGCTTTGACTTTGCTCGATCTTTCTTCCTGGTACCTTTGTAGTACGGGAAGACTTCACGCCTCCAGTAATGCTTACTGTCATAACATAAGACAAGTTCGCCATAGGTTTTAGAAAACTCTGAGCGATAACGTCGCAGAGAATTCAAAACCATATGACGAACTATACCTTCTTGCAGTTCATCAGATTGATTGAGCGAAACCATAAGGTTTGCGATCATCACCTGATTCATATCGACAAGAATCATAATTAGTAGTCGTCTTCGTCGTCAATCATACCATCGTCATCAGTAAAACGCAAGTAGAGTAACTCTTCTTGGTTCACGTTACCATCTGCATCAAGCATCTCAGGATGCGTAATCGCTTTGGCATAAGCTGCGTTGTCAATGAACGCTTCGATGTAGTCCTTTGCCATCCAGAAGAACATACCTCCCAGAAGGAACGCTCCAAACAGAGCGAAAACATAAACCGCTTCCTGCATCGGTTCTCTCCTAAACTATTTGATTATTACGAAGGTTGGACTCCTCCTATCGATTGTGTTGGTTTCAAACTATTTAGTTTTTTTCTTGCGACCTGGGCGACGATCCTTCTCATACTGCCAAGCATCTTCAAGAATTCCATAAAGGAATTTATGCAACTTTCTTGCTTGTGGTTTTGA